GTAAAATGTTTTACGATAACCGACGCTTCTTGTCGCCCTTTACAAAACCAAGTATTCTATGTTTTCAACAACTCGATGGATGTTATTCGTATTGATGTTTTAACAGACGGATCAGGGATGATATACAATAACAAAACCCTAAACGCCTCTAACGAGTGGGTGAATCTAAATGGTATCTACTGGACGGTAGTATAAGGAGGGATAAAATGGAAACGACCTTACGAACACAAATCGACGAAGATGGCCATATTGTCGTTCGTTACCTAGAAGTACCTTTATACGACGAGAAGGGTAACCCTAACCCAGAGTTAGATAACCCCTTACTTGTTCAACCACCCGAAGACCCTTTCTATGAACCTAAATGGGATTTCGAAACCTCAGCATGGGTAGAAGGTGCACCAGAAGAGGCATTAGCCGGAGCCCGAAAAGGGAAATCGAATAGCATCCGTGTTCAGTGCGACGAGTACATTAGCTTAGGTTTCTCCTATAATGGAGATGATTTCTACTTTACTCTAACAGACCAGAATCTATTCGGTCTACAGCTGCTAATGTGCGTTGCATTCCCTGAAGATAACGCTACGGTAAAATGGCTTACAAAAAATAACGGGCCTAAGCTATTTACACGGGATGAGTTCTTCGCAATCTGTAAAGCAGGTAACAACTATTTCAGAGAGCATAAAGATAACTTATGGGCTATCTCTAGTATGATTTATACCCTAACAGATGTAGACGAGATCAACAACTTAGGTAATTATCAAGAATGCTTAGCATTGCTAAAAGAGAGTGAACCTACACCAGAAGAATCTACAGAAGAAACACCTGTGGAGGGAGAGGAACCGAGTGCGGATACAACCGGGTGATATTATTTTCTATAAGCCGGTAGGGTTTATAGGGTGGTTTATCAGTAAGTTAACTAAATCTAAATATAGCCATGTGGCTTTAGCAATTGACTCCTACAATATTATCGAGGCCAATCGCTTTATCAAATCCCGTATCTCTAACTTAGGGTACGTGGAAGACATACATAAGGTATATCGTATCGAAAACATAACCGAGGAGCAGCAGTACGACGTGGTGAGTAATGCATTAACTATGCTAAACGTAGGCTACGACTATAACCAGATTATCGGACTATTCATTCGACTTACTTTTCATAAAGATGGGTTTTCACTAAATACAGCGAATAAATATATCTGCTCAGAGATTATTGATCGAGCGTTATATCAGTCGGATATCTCTAGAGCAGACACCAACCATCTGGGAGATATAACTCCTCAAGAGTTATTTGAAAAATATAGCCTAGTCCAAGTGAAATAGAGAGGATCTTCCTCTCTTTTCTTATATTATTAGAGAAAGGCGGTGCATGGCATGGGTATTGCAGATGGTAAGGGCGTATTAAGGAAGATTGCTTTCCAATTAGGGGACACATTCTTCCGCTTCGCCGTAAACCCAGATAACATGGTATATGCTAATCCACATAGAACAACCGCGGTTAAAACAAAAAGCCGTATTATTATAGAAGACTTCCAAGAAGATATCCCAACTGTAACGATCAGTGGGACAACTGGATTTAATCCGACAGGGGTTGCTAGTGACCGAGGGATTGCTAAAATTAGGGAAATGAAGAACTTCCTAGCTAAATATGCCTCTATGGGAGGTAACGGGAATAAATCCTCTGCGGATTTCTATTTCCACGATTTTACCAACATGGAGCATTACGTTGTCCACTTATCGCCAGAGGGGGTTAACTATACACAGGATGCGAACTCCCCTTTAACCTATCGTTACGATATTAAGTTTATCATCCTACGCAAAGCTGGTGAGATGGATCCTGACGATATGGCAAGCCCCGAGATAGGGAACCGATTCCCTACATTACCGAACGGTTCAGCCGTCGTAGGGAATAACGGAGTAGGGTCAGGTGTACAAGATAGTAGCGGTAATACTAGTGATGATACCCCTTACGACCCATCTTCAGGAAATGACAGTATTTACAATAAAGACCAGGGCAGCAACTATGTACCTAACACTAGCGGAACAGCAGTTAACCCGCAAGTACCGTCCTCTAATGCGCACTCACTAGGGCAAACAGGGTTAGGGTACGCTCTAGGGTACTATCTGCGTAACAACGGAGGTGGCAGGTAAATGAAATATGCTACAGACTTAATTCGGCTTATCACCAATGTACCTGTACTTATCGACGGGACTGTTCCACTTAACCAAGTAGAAGACGACCCCTTTGTATCTATTCTATACACACCTACCTACTCATTATCAACGGTAGCTAGGCTTACACAGAACCTCTTAAACAATGGTAAAATAGAGGTAGCACAGGAAACATTAGACGAAACAACACTGGTATATAAAGCATTTAACAGCAACCTAGCTTCGGCTTTTCCTAGTATGTACACGCTTCTACGTGTAGTAGCTCTAGAGTCATTTTCTCTATTATACATGATAGATAACGATCCTGTACAACTACAATACGTATCGAAAAAAGATATCTTACGTACAAGAGAAAACCTAAATTACTTAGCAGATTTCTTCGGCACTCAGTCAGACTATCATCATTTTATCCAGACTATGCGGGATATGAACATCTCTCTAGGTTATTTACAGAATCAAATCGAAGTTATTATGTCTGAAAGAGGGGTGAACTAGGTGACACAATTTGCACAACACATTATTAAAGAAGGAGATACACTACAGGGAATCGCCCAACAACGACTCGGTGATATGAGCCAGTGGCAGGACATCGCTCGGTTTAACAGCCTGCAGTACCCTTATCTGGTAGATACGGTAGAGGAGAAAATGGAGAATCCGGATCATCTACTTACGATCGGTGATATCTTGCTTGTAAAGGTAGACGAGGATAACGTACAGGCTAACCTGATTCAACAATTAAAGAGAACAACGGAGTATGACCAAGAGGAGCTAATCGCACTCGCACTAGGGAAAGATTTAAACATCCTACCACAGCCTAGAACAATGGCAGAACCTAGTAGAGATTCGGAGATATTCGAACTGAAAGCGAATAACCGAGGAGGGCTAGCTACCATACGAGGGATTGAGAACTTAAAACAGTCTCTCTATATTCGGCTTATCACACCTAAAGGTAGTTATGTGGGCCATCCTTCTTACGGTTCTGATCTACATAAATATTTAGGGATGAAGAATACAGAAGAGAACGCAGCACTTGTGGATTTAGAAATCGAGCGTACCCTTCGAACAGACGCAAGGGTTACAAAGTGTGAACTAGTGGCCCGAACTATTAAAGGGAACGGGTATGAAGCTACATTTAGTGTTACGTCCATTACGTTAGAAGAGGCATTTGAGTTTTCGATTTCAGCAAGGAACAACGGCCCGATTGTATTAACAGATAACTACAGAGATTACAGATGATAGAAGGTAGGTGAGGTACATTGAAATTTAAACGTATGTCTGAGATTTATTCTCGACTAGTAGATTACACCATTACAAACACGGACGAAATTAATGACTTCTCGGTAGGTAGTGCTATGCGAGCCATCTATGAAGCGATTGCGATGGAACTGGAACAGTACTATGTGTTAAGCCGAGAAAACATGGTAGAAGCAATTGAACAGGGTGTGTACAGCTCGTTTGGGTTCACACGAAAGAAAGCTGCACGAGCATATGGAATTGTTCAGGTCTCCTTCCATAATGCATTACAAAGCGACATCATTTTATCCAGGGGTTCTCGTTTCCTGTCTAGTGCAACAGCGTACCCGCAGATTTATGAGACGCTGGTAGACTATCGTATCCCGAAAGGATCCTTGGTAGCTGATTTCGAGGTATATTGCTTATCCCCAGGTTCGACAGGTAACATTCCAGCCAATACGTTAGATATGATGCAGTCCCCGATTGCGAATGTAAGCAAAGTAAATAACCCTTCTGCTTTTCAAACAGGCCAAGACCTAGAACCGTTAGAGGAGCAACGTTCTCGATTTAGCGCCTTTATCAAATCCTTAAGTAAAGCAACTAAGCCAGCTATCGAATATGGGACAAGAACGGTAGAAGAAGTTGCAGGAGTGTACGTAGAGGAAGAGACAGGGCGTGTGAACGTGTACGCACACGACCGGAATGGTAACTTACCTGACAGTGTGAAAACGAAAATCGAGACGGTTCTCGAAGACTACAGGGCAGCAGGTATTCCTGCACGGGTACTTCCCGTAACCCGTAAAGCGGTGGATGTAGATGTGATTGTTACGCTAGCGAATAAGAATGCTATTACAACCGCATTCAAGAGTCGAATCGAGTTAGAGATTTCTCGCTACCTGAATAGTATGCAGACATCACAAAACCTTATCTTATCAGACTTAGTTAGTACCATACGCTACTTAGACAGACAACTTATCTACGACGTAAGCTTTAACGATCCGAAAGGGAACTCACTCTTATTAGGTTCTGAAATTATCCGAGCAGGGACTGTAAAAGTGACACTACAGTAGAGAGGAGGCGATCACATGTCATTTTTACGACACCTACTCCCTGCCTGGAAGCGCGGGATAGAAGACAAACGTAAAGCTAACGCAGCCATCCTTGCTTCGATTGATAGAGAATTAAAAGATACTGAAAAAGAAACCATCCAAAGTAAACTTCTATTATCGTTAAACACCTCGGAAGGCGAGTGGCTAGATCAGTACGGTAAGTTGTTTGGTGTACTACGGAGAGAAGAGGAAGAGGATGATACATACCGGAATCGAATTATCTCTTACGTACTACTAAAGAGAGGTACCATCCCGGCAATCAAAGCAGCCATTCAAGACTTTTTAAATGACTACGATAGCTACATCGATATTTACGAACCGTACAAGAATGTCTTCACGCTGAACAAATCAAAGCTAAACGGTGAAGACCATTTCCTAGGGGAGTATTATACGGTAGCTGTAATCGATATTAAGATTTCTCGTCCGTTCCCTATCGGTATTATCGATGTGATTAATGAGTTTAAGCCTGCGGGGGTTACCTTCCGCATCACCTACCGACCGAGCTCACATAACCCAGACGCAGGTGTTGTAAGCTTACCACTAGACAGCAGTGTAATTCTAGACCCTGAGACGAAGCTAACCGTCCTAAATGGTATGAACGCAGAGGTACGAGGGCACATGAGCTTGACAGATATAGCAAGAGATGAGAACGCAAGCGGTCTGTTCACTCTAAACGAAAGTAAACTTAACTCGTTGGATCGACTAGCTGGGTCTCTCTCTGCTACAAATGCAAACTATAACCTTGTTACGTTCTCAACACAAGACCTTATGTTGTCAGAGGATTCAAAGATAGAGGATGTACTAACTAACACCGATAGCGTGTCTTCTGACTTCTATACAAAGACAGGGCGAGTGGACGGGCAGTATGCAGCCCAACCCATTTACGCAGGATCAGATAGCTACTTATATCTCACAATGGATGTGGCTACGTACTTAAACTTAAAGTACAGTACGTATTTAAGGGAAGTAGAACCTAGCGGAGTTTATACAAAAGAAACCTATGCGCAGCTAATGGGTGACTGTTACTTGCAGTATAAATTAAACGCAATGGTTACCGAAGAAGTGGACTACTCGCTAGAGGCTTTTAACCTGTCTACAGGCGGCTGGGAGAGCTTAAAAGATGATACAATAGGTAGTAGCTATAAAAGCCGTATCGTGCCTACAGACGAGCCTGTGAGCTATCTAACGGACAGTGGACTTATGTTTGTTCGATTAGCTTTCCCACCTTCTCAGCAAGACACAGACGTACTAGTGTATCAAGCACCTAACTTCGGCAACGATACCTACGAGGTAACACTTAATGGTGGAACGTTTACAGACGGTGCTGCTGAGGAAACGATCAGTGGTAACTATGAAAGAACTGGTGAGACATTCGATATTCGTTTAGACTTCTTCGAGCTAGGATTCTCTAAAGATGTAAACAAACTACCGGGTCAAACCGTAGATGGTATTTACGTATACGATGCGGGCGACTTTATTAATGGGGACACTGATCTGTTATTAGACGGTAGCGATTTCACTGATAACTCTATCAAAGAGGTTGTTAGTGCAGGTTACACAGTTAGTGACCATCCTTACGAGGTAGCTCACCGATTCGTAGAGACATTCTATGTAGGTGCCGTAACAGGCATTACAACAATCACAGATACGACAATCCCTACTATTATCTACAACGGAGGAGAATCTCCAAACGAGGTATACGAGTTTACGGTAGATGGTGGGGCACCAGAAGATCATACGTACACAGAAATAATCGATGGTAACTATGAGGAGTCTTAATCCACTTCTTATAGTACTGTCTCTAATTGAATGGAGGTACATAAATGGCAAACATTATTAAATATGCAAAGATGCTTATGCGTAAAGGGCTTAAAGCTGACTTAACAACGTTAGACGAGGCAGAGCTAGGGCTAGCTACAGATACAAAAGAGGTATTTGTAGGGGCTAACGGAGGTAACGTGCAGTTAGCTAAACAGACTGAGGTTGAGAGTGTT